TTCAATTACCTATAGAACTTCAAAGTTATATTTATAATTATGATATTACTTATTATGAAATTTTTTTACACTGTTTATTAGATATTCAATATAAAGTTTATATTAATTATAATGTTATTTATAAACGTATTGATAATAATTTAATTGAAAATTTTAAATTTATTAATATTAAAAAAAATATATATTCGAATAATGATATCAAAAATATAATTAAAAAAAATGTATTTGATAAAATGTTGTCATATTATTTTTTTACTTATAATCATGTATATTTTTCATCATTTTATGTTTGGTGGAATAAAATGAAAAATAAAATTCTTTGTAATTTTAATAATTAAAATAATTTAAAAATAAAATATTATATAATATTAAGTAGTATAATAGATTATAATTATTTATAATTTTTGTTATTATTTTTAATAACAAAAACTAATATTATATATATCTATATATAAATGAATTATTTATCAAAGTATTTAAAATATAAAGATAAATATTTGAAATTAAAAAATTTAATAGGTGGTCAATCATTATCACAATATCTTATTTCTAAAGGAATTACTGATTTTAATTTAAAACCAGATGTTTTATATTCACCAGAATTTGAGTTTATTTTTATTCTAAAAGAAAATTTTATATTAGAAAAATGGAATGATTTAATCTGTTTAAAATTGAATGAAAAAGGACTACGTAATTTTGAAGATGAAGATATATTTAATTATCAGTATAAATTTATACATAAATATACAGATATTTTAAATTCTAATAATCTTTGGTTTAAATTAAATGAATTAGGAAATACTACATTAATAAAACATCTTGATAAATACTTTGATAGTTCAACAGCTAAAACTAGTTCTTCATCGGATGTATTAGTAGAACCTGTTCCTACTTTAAGTTCTAAAGAAATTAAAATACCAGAAATTATAATTCCTAATAAATCTGAAATTAATGTTGATCAATTTAGTAAACTAAATTTAACAAGTAGCGTTTCTGCGGGCGTACATGAAACTGCACGAGAATATAATATAAAAATGACACATGTATTATTAAAAATATATCCAAATAAACCTAATTATTATGATTTTTATGGTTTATATTATCATGATGCATCTAATCCAGATGATGAACAAATTAAAATGATAAAAAAAATAATAATAGATGAAATCAAGTCAGTTATAGAATTAAAAGAGAATGGAGAATTTCCAGAAATTGAAATAAAAAAAGAATATGATAAAATAGATAAAGTAAATTCTAATATTTTTTGGAATGAATCTAAATATTTTGTTGTGGGTCATATTTATTTTAAATGTACTCAAGAAATAAAATTAATTTATATTGAAAAATTGATAGGATGGATAATGCAAAAAGGTAGTGGATTAAAAATGCTCTGTATACTTTTATATGTATTTTTTTATATTAAAAATTCAGATTTTATAATTAGTTTAGATCCTGGTAGTACAAAAGTTGTTGAAAAATTCTATCAAAAAATTGGTTTTAAATGTCCTGGTAAATGTACTCTTAATGATATGGGTACATTAATTACTAAGCATTGTTCTAATTGTTTAGATAATGTAAAAATGATAATTCAATATGGTGATGATTATCTTGGTACAGAAAGTTTAGAAAAAGTACAAAATTTATTATCTAATGGAATTCTTATATAAAAGTTATTTAAATTATTAATAATTATTGTAATATATAATGGATATTTTACATTTATTTTCTGCTAATTCTGCAAATGATGAATTAAACAAAGACTTATGGTTAATAGGTGCTTCATTATTTATACCTCAAATTAATAAATTATTAGAATATACAAGTTATGAGTTTAATATTTTAGATATAGAGAATTTTAATAATGAAAATGTAACAAATTTAGGAAATATATTAGCAAATAACCAATCTGATAAATCTACTTGTCATAATTATCATATTATGTATTCATTTATTTTTAATAAATTATCTGCTAATATAAATATTTTAGAAATAGGATTAGGAACAAATAATCCAAATTTAGTATCTACTATGCACTCATGGGGAAGACCTGGTGCATCATTATATGCTTTTAGAGAATATTTACCAAATGCAAATATTTATGGAGCTGATATTGATAAAGATATTTTATTTGAAAGTGATAGAATTAAAACTTGTTACGTTGATCAATTAGATTCAACTAGTTTTGAAAATATTTCAAATAATTTTGGAAACATTAAATATGATTTAATAATAGATGATGGACTTCATTCAATTGGTGCTAATTTTAATACACTTTTATTTGCATTAAATAGTGTAAATGATAATGGTTGGATAGTAATAGAAGATATTCGTATTATAGAAAATTGGAAATCTATTGATTTTATTTTAAATTCTACAAATAAATATAAAACTTATATTATAAAAACATCAGGTTCTGCTTATTTATATGTTATAAATAAGTTATAAATAAATTATAAATAAGTTATAAATAACTTATAAATTAAGTTAAAATATAAAAATTATATTAAATATATTTATATTACTATATTTAATATTAGTAAAATTCTAATAAATTAATATTTATTATTTAATAATTACAATGAGGAGTATATAAATTTAATTTAATTTAATTTAATTTAATATATATTATATATATTTATAATATGTCATTTATTTGGACTAAATCAACAAAATCTGGATTATGTGATCGTTTAATAGATTTATTTATAATTGCATCAATGGCTAAATTATATAATAAAAAATTATATTTAATATGGGAAGAACAACCAATTAATATTATGCAAATAAAAATATGGAATAAAATTAGATTTAATGATTATAAGATAGAAAATGTTAAAAAATATTTTAATTTTCCAGACTTTATTAATATTATATCAACTAAAGAATTAAATAATTTTATTATTAATATAAATAATAATGATATTGTTTTTAATTATTATTTAGGAGGTATTTATTCACCTATTACTTTTTATGAAAAATTTATTGATAAAAAATATACACTAGAAATGTATTTAAATGTATTTAATGATTGTATTAATAATTTTAAACCAACGGATAAATTATTAAGTTTAATAAAATATTTACCTGAAAATATTATATCAGTTCATTTAAGAAGAACTGATAAAAGTTCTATTCATATTTCACATGAAGATTCACACGGATATCAATTTAATGATATAGATTTTTTAGATAAACAAACAAATGAAATTATTAATAATATTTTATTAAATAAATCCTATAATAATTTATATTTTTCATCGGATTGTCCATATACTAAATTATTATATGAAGTAAAATATAATAAATATAATATTATAAATTTTGATATAAATAATGATATTGAGCAAACATATATTGATATTTATATAATGTCAATAAGTAAGTATATTATTTTATCACAAAAACATTCAAGTTTCTCATTATTTTCATCACTTATTAATAAATCAAATTTAATATACCTATATGATGATAGTATTATAAATAATAGTAAATATTACTTGTTTGAAAATATTAAATATTATAAAAATATTTAACTATTTATCATATATATACCTGATAATATCATTAATATACCAAGTATATCATAACCAGTATATATTTCTTCATATACATATACACCAATTGCTATTACCAATATTGTTGTTATTGATTTTATAATTAAATTTGTTTTAACATTTCTTGTATTATTTTTATCTGCTGTTAAACCTATAAAAGTTGATATTAAAGTTATTGATGATAAACCAATTACAGCAATAAATTGACTTTTTGATAAATTTCTATATTTATTATACAAATTATGTATATTGTATTTTTCATACATTGACAAATAAATAAAATATATTAATAAAATAGATGATATCAAAAATGTATTTAAAAATAAAAATTCATGTGCATCCAGTGATTGAATTGCATGTTTTTTACAATATGGTTTAAAACTATTTATTATTCCAGCACCAAACATTGTAACATCCATTATTTTTATAAACTATATTTATATTATTTTTATAAGTTTATTAATATATATAATTTATATTAATTATATATAAAATGAAAGACTATTGTTTAATTTGTCATGATGATAATATTGATTTGTATTTATATAAATTATGCAATTCTTGTAATTATAAATATTGTAATAAATGTTCTCTTAAATTATTACATAAATGTTCTATTTGTTTTAGAATTAATAATTATCATTTAGATTATAACTTTTTTTATATTCGAATGTTTATTATTATTTCTAATCTTATGATTTTTATTACATTTGTTCTTTTTATTCTTTCTCTATTTTATTATAGATAATTATTTATTATTGTATTTTTCTATACATTCTTCATAAATTTTTATACTTTCTTCTTTGTTTATAAAATTACCAACTACCACTTTTTTATTTTCTAAATCTTTATAATGTTCGTAAAAATATCTTATTTTATTTAAATTATGTTTGGATATATCATTTATATCATTTATTAATTCTGAATTAGGATCAACTTTCTTTATTGGTACTAGTATTAATTTAGGATCATTTCCTTTTTCATCTTTTGTTTCCAGGCAACCTATTATTTTACATTTTATATAACATCCAGGAATTAATGATTCTTCCATTATTATTATTGCATCTAATGTATCACCATCGTCACTTAATGTATTCGGAATAAAACCATAATTAAATTCATATCTAAATGGTGTATGTAATATTCTATCGCATATTAAAGATTTTAAATTTTCATCATATTCATATTTTATATTTGATTTTTTTGATATTTCAATATACACATCAATTTCTTTTGACATTTAATTATATATAAAATATTTTTTTATAATAAATTAATATTTTATACTCATATATATATATATTAATAATGGATAACATTCAAATTTTATTAATTTTAATTATATTATTATCTATAATTTATTTTATTTCATCTAAACATGAAAACTTTTTAGGTGCTAGTGGAGGACATGCAGTTGCACATCCTGTTGCACATCCTGTTGCACATTCAAATACAAGTTCTAATAATACAAGTTCTAATAATACAAGTTCTTCTGATAATAATTATCAATCAACACCTGATGATCCACCAAAAGATAATTCATATGGTGGATTAGGTGTTGGTGGTTTAGTTGGCGTAATTATTGGTGGAACTTTTTTTGTTTCATCTTGTTCATTCATTGGATATAAATATTACACTAGTACATAATATTATTTTATTATAAAAATAATTAATAATTTATATATTTAAATTAATGACTAAAATTCAAACTTTATTAATTTTTACTTATAACATTTGTTATAATTTCATCTAAAAATTCAAAAGAATTATATGTCGATAATAATTATGATGGTCATCTTGGTTATACTACTAATTTACAGATAGTTACTGCATTTTTAAACCTAATTCTTACTTGTTCAACTTTTTGGGTGATATCAAACTCTAAAAAAGAAGATATGTGAATTATATACCGATGATTCAAACAATAATATTGCAATTAGTAATAATAATTTATATATACCTGATACTACATATAGTAAAATTATGATAGCTATTTTATTTGTAATTTTTTTTGTTTAACATATTTTTAGAATAAATAAATTTTTATATAATTAAAATTTTAATTTTTAATATAATATTTATCTTACATTTTTGGACATTTAAAACGTCAATTATTCGTTTAATTTTATTTTACACCTTTTAACATTTCAAACGCCGATTAGAAGCCAAATTTGTTTTATTTTAATTTATTCAATCATAAAATATAATTTTTATTATATTAATAAATATAATATCTTATTAAAAATTTTATATATATATAAATTAATGACTAAAATTCAAACTTTATTAATTTTAATTACAGTTTTAAGTATAATTTATCTTATTTCATCAAAAAAAGAAAATTTTAAAGATTCACCATATCATAATCCTGATGATGATAATTTATATGGTGGATTAGGTGTTAATGGTTTAATTGCCGTAATTTTAGGTGGAATTTTATTCTTTTCAATCTGTTCAATCGTAATATATAATATTTATTATATTAATAAATAATTATTTATATTCTATTCGCTATAGAGCAAATACAAATATTTTTTAATCAGTTAAAACTTTAGTTAAAAATAAGAAATTTTCAGGATTATTTAGAAATAGTTAATGAAACAAATAATTTAATAAAAAAAGATATAACAAAGAACATTTATAAAATAATTTTAATTATTTATTCTTTAGATCAAATAATCAAATAGAAATAAATAATTAAAATGTCCCATTTTTTTGTAAATAGGTATAATTAAAATATTCTAACCAATAATTATATGTTTTATAATCATTTGGTGTACCCCAACATAAATAATATTTAACGTCGAATATTTTTATTTTATATCCTTTTTCTATAAGTGGAACAATTAAATTATCTACATAAAATTCTCCATTAGTACGAATGTTATCTTTATAAATTAAATTCAATCCTTCTAAAAAATATTTACCCTTTTTAAATAACATTGTTCCTATTATTGCATATTTATTTTCACAATCATTAAAAGGTTTTTTAATTGAAGTTCTTTTAATATAATTATTTTCATCAACATCTAACCATGCATACATTTGTGGATTTAATTTACTAGTTGGGTGATTTGAAAAGCTCCAAATTACTATATCAACTTCCGGATCTTCTACTAATTTATTATATTCATCAATATCATAATAAACTCCATTATCACATGCTGAAATTAATATTGGTTTATCTAAATTAATATCATATTTTTTAAATGCAAGTTCACATGTACATGCTTGACCTTCTGTTACATAATCTATACCCATTATTTTTGTATTAGAATAATGCTCTACTATAGTTTCTTTTATTTTGTATTTATTTAAATGCTCATTTTGACATATAAATATTTTATTACTTGTTTCTGGTAAACATTCAACAGCTTTAATTACCATTGGTAATCCTTCTACATCTAATAAAGGCTTAGGATCTGTATATCCTACATTGAAAAATCTACTGCCTGTACCTGCCATTGGCAAAATTAATGTTGTATCGTATTTATCTTTAAATTTTTTGTTGAAATCTTCTTTACGATCTAGAAAATAATCTGACCACATTAAATATTCTTCTAAATCTTTTGGAGTTCCCCATTGTAACATTTTCTCTATCTCAAATATTAATGTCTTTAAATTATCTCTAGCTAACAAATTATAAACCATGCTGACATAAAATTCATTATTAACACATATGTTTAAATCAACTAATTCTTGAAAATATTTTTTAACTATTAATCCTGATTTAAAATAATAAGTACCATTTGAAGCGTATTCATCCATTTTATTATTTGTAAATGGTTTCTTTTCTTGAATTTCTAACATAAACATATTTTCTTCTCTAACAAATGCATAATTATCACTTCCAAGCATATGGGGATGAAAACCCTTATAACATGCAATTGCGCCATCTGCATTAGTTTCATATACTTTTTTCTTGAACAATTCATAATCCCATTTAGTTCCATAATCACAATATGATATAATAACTGGCTCATCATCTAATACAAGTTCTTTTGCCTGTAAAACAGCATCTACTGGTCCTTTACGGTTATTAACACTTACTTCAAAAATATTAGCTGTTGGTTTTATTTTTAAAAGTATATCTTTCATATTAGTTTCTTTTAAATGTAAGTCATTACAAATAAATGTAAATTTAGTTTCATCTGGAAATAGATTTACAACATGTTCTATGATTGGTTTATTTTCAACAATAATTAATGGTTTTGGATCAGAATAATTAGCTTCAATAAATCTTTTACCAATACCTGATAAGGGAATTATAATATGCATAATATTATATATTAATATTATGTATTTAAATATAATTAATTAAGAAGACAATACATCTTCTTCTGTAAAAATAAATTTCCAATTATTTAATCGTGGATATTTTCCTATCTTCTATTATATTATTGTTATTTCCTACATAAAAATATATTTTATTGTAAAAGTGTAATAAAAAAATAAACTATACTAACATGACCTAAAGAATCACCATACGAATGCCATGGTGATAAAATAATTAAATTTTCATAGATTGTAATTAATAATATAAAATAATAATTATTATATTAAAATATATTATATGAATATTTGTATTAATGTATATGGTCAACAAAGAGCAATTGAATTATTTAGTGAAACATTAAAACAAATAATAGATGATAAACATAAATTTACAATTTTATATACTGGTTGGAATACTGAAGAACAACTATTTGAAAAATATTTTCCAGATTCATATATTAATAGAATTGATAAAAATCAAGATATTATAAATAATTATATTGATAAATATAAACATATTAATGTTGATCCTACAAATCCTACAAAAAATATTGAACATATTATTACTGGATGTTATATTAAAAAAATGTCTATTGATACAATTCAAAAGTATTGTAACGAAAAATCAATTACTTTTGATTTAATTATTTCAACTAGAACTGATTTATTTATTTATTAT